AGAAAATGCCATCTGATTTACAAAAGAGAGTGTATAACTTAAAGAACTTTGGACAAAGGATTGATAAACATCCTGAAGGGAATGTACTTAAACATACAATCACAGTTGTAAATCGTTCAATCAAAGAAGATGATATTGATATTGCAATCGCAGCAATGTTTCACGATATAGGAAAAGATGAAACTGCTGGTATCCATCCAAAGAAAGGACACATCACACACTTTGGACATGAAAAAGTATCTGCTGGATTGGTTAAGAAATATAGAAATTGGATTGAATCGGTTGGTGGTAATACTGACACAGTTCATTATATTGTTAAAAATCATATGAGATATAAACAATTATCTGATATGAGACCACAGAAACAAGATAAAATGAAATCTGAACCATCATTTGATAAATTAAGTAAATTTTCTAAACATGATAGAGGTGGATTGGATGAAAGTATATTAACAGAAGGTGGTGCATATGGACACATGAACCACCCATTTGATACAGACATCAACTTAACCTTTGGTGACCTTAAAGACATCGTAAATAGAGCATTAGAAGGAACATTAGAGTTCACCAGAGAAAAGACAGACGGACAAGCTTTAGCGATTTCTTGGAGAGATGATAGAGGACTTATAGCGGCAAGAAACAAATCCCATCTTAAAAATCAAGGTAAAGGTGCTTTAGATATAAATGGAGTTTCTGCTAAATTTCAAGGTAGGGGTGGTTTGACTGATGCTTACAATAATGCAATGAAAGACCTTACTAAAGCTATTAGTTCATTATCATCAAAACAACGAGATAAGATATTTAAACAAGGTTCATGTTTTATGAACTTAGAAGTAATATGGCCAACATCAGTTAATGTTATACCTTATGGTCAAGCTTTACTTGTATTTCATGGAACGATGGAATATGATGAAGATGGAAAAGCGATTGGTGAAAATACTGAAGCAGCTAGAATATTAGCAGGTATGATTAAACAAATTAATCAAGATGTTCAAGATAGTTATACCATTAAAGGCCCACCTGTATTACAATTACCAAAATCACAAGACCTTTCAAACAAGAAATCCAAATACTCATCTCAAATATCAAACCTACAATCAGAGTTTGGATTAAAGAATACTGACGGAGTAGCTGATTACCATCAAGCTTGGTGGGAACAATGGATTGATAAAAATACACCAAAACCATTAGATAATAAAACTAAAATGGGGTTAGTAAAAAGATGGGCGTTTATGGATAAGTCATTCCGTTTAGATAATAAAAATATAACTGACTCTGATTTATTAGATTGGGCTAAGAAACACGAAAAAGACAATCATAAGAAAATAGCTAAAGATAACTTAATGAAGTTTGAACAAATATTTTTAGGTTTAGGTGCCGAAGTATTAGAGTTTACTTCATCTGCTCTTACGGTAAATCCTGATAAAGCAGTTCGTGATATAAAGAAACGAATTGATAAAACAATTAAGGATGTTAAGAAGTCAGGTGACCCAAAGAAAATAGAAAAACTTAAATTAGAATTAACGAGACTTAACTCTATTGGTGGTAAAGATAAGATTGTTCCAAATGAAGGTATTGTATTCCTATATAAAGGAAACACATTTAAACTTACAGGTACATTTGCTTCAGTAAATCAGATTTTAGGTATTTTCTTTTAAAATAATTTATATATATATTTATATAAATAATAACAACCTAATGTGTAAAAATGGCTAAAGAGTTCAGTAAAAAATATATGCACCCAACTCGTAGAAAACTTGTAGATATGGTTCATACAGGTGAATACGAAAAAGAATTATCTGTTGGGTATAGAGAAAAAAAAGAACATATTATACGAAAAGTTGGTGACAAATGGGAAGATGAAAGATTTGTATACGAACAAAAAGATGGATATGTAACCAAGTCGGGTAAAAACTCAGAAGTATTTACTAACATCAGAAAGTGGTTAAAAGAAAAAGAAGAATGTAAATGTGGTAAAGACTGTAAGACAAAGTTTAAATCAAAAAAAGACAAAAAGTTAATCGTAAAAACGGGTTATTGTATCAACTGTCTTGCAGAAATAGAAACTGAAATAAGATTAGCTGGTCTTTGGGAAGATTATCAAAACTATCGTATTTGGTCAAAGATGATAATAGAGGGTAAAAATAAACTTGAACAAGTAAGACAAGCGGTTAGTGAACTTAAACAAGAATATGAATATGTAAACTCTGATGGGAGTTCTGATAAATGGGTAATGGAACAACCAGTAGAAGAAGTAAGAAATGGTATGTTAGAGTTTATAAAAAATGGTGAGAAGGAAGTCGAAGATTTGATTGAAAAAAGAGATTTAGCCTTTGAACGAATAAAGGAAAAAAACTATGAACACACTTTATAACTTTGTAAAAAAATACTTTAAAGAAATTGTAATAATTTTTTTAGTAATTCATGTTATCAATCTTGGTAACTATTTTGGTCATCGTAATGATGATATAGAAATAATTAATGTAGATGGTAAAGATTTCGAACTTGTATCACAAAAGATAGATACAGTCTTGGTAGAAAAGGAAGTAAAAGTAACAGAATATGTACCTACTACAATTTACAAGACAGATACAGTTAGAGTTGAAATACCATCTGATGTTGATACAACTGCAATCTTAGAAGATTACTTTGCATCTTATACAGTAGTTGATACATTAGATTTAACATATGAGTTTCCATCAGAAGTTACTGATGAAGAAGGTAATAAACCAGAATCAACTCTTGGATTTGGTATAATGACTGATGTTATATCACAAAACAGAATACAAAGTAGACAAGTAGATTGGAGTTTTAGAGTACCTACTGTTTATAATACTACAATAGTAAAAGAACTACCAAAAAACGAGTTTTATTTAGGTGGTGGTTTATCGTTTAGTGAACAAAACTTCCTACAAAATGCAACTGTAGGATTAGCATGGAAAACTAAAAAACAAAAACTAATCAACCTTGATGTTGGTGTCGGTAACTATACAAATAACGAAGTTACTGAGTTCATACCTTATGTAGGAGTAAAATATCTATTTAAGTTAGGTGATGAATAGTGGCTGGTAAAAAGTTAAGTATAAAGGAGATAATCAAACTCGAATACTCCAAATGTGCTTCTGATCCTGTTTACTTTATGAAGAAGTACTGTATGATACAGCATCCAGTACGAGGAAAAATCCCTTTCCATCTTTATCAGTTCCAAGACCGAACTTTAAATGAATTTAAAGACCACAGATACAATATAGTTCTTAAGTCAAGACAAACAGGTATATCAACATTAGTAGCTGGTTTCTCTTTATGGAAGATGTTATTTAACTCTGATTATAATGTATTGGTTATTGCTACCAAACAAGAAGTTGCTAAAAACTTGGTAACCAAAGTTAGATATATGAACTCTAACTTACCAACTTGGTTAAGACAAAACACCGTTGAAGATAACAAACTATCACTTCGATATTCAAATGGTTCTCAAATAAAAGCTACATCAGCAGCAGGAGATGCTGGTCGTTCTGAAGCACTATCTCTTTTGGTATTTGATGAGGCCGCCTTTATCGATAAGATTGAAGATATATGGATATCTGCACAATCTACACTTTCAACTGGTGGTAGTGCTATTATACTTTCTACTCCAAACGGTGTAGGTAACTTTTTCCATAAAACTTGGGTAGATGCAGAAGAAGAACAAAATGGTTTCAACACAATAAGATTACATTGGTCAGTCCATCCTGAAAGAGACCAAACTTGGAGAGATGAACAAGAAAAACTATTAGGCCCTAAAGGCGCAGCTCAAGAATGTGATTGTGATTTTGTTTCTTCTGGTGATACAGTTATTGACCCACAACTACTTCAGTTTTACAAAGAAACATTTGTTCAAGAACCAACAGAAAAAACAGGTTTTGATGGTAACCTTTGGAAATGGGAATATCCAAACTACAACAAGTCATATATGGTCGTAGCTGACGTTGCTCGTGGTGATAGTGGTGATTATTCTGCTTGTCATGTAATTGACATAGATACTGCAACCCAAGTAGCTGAATATAAAGGTAAGTTAAATACAAAAGACTTTGGAAACTTTTTGGTAGCATTATCAACCGAGTATAATGAGGCACTTTTGGTAATAGAAAATGCTAATATAGGTTGGGCAACAATACAACAAGTTATTGATAGAGGTTATCGAAACTTATTTTATATGAGTAAAGACTTAAAGTATGTTGATGTTGAAAATCAACTAACCAACAAATACAGAGCACAAGATAGAAACTTAGTTGCAGGTTTTTCAACTACAAATAAGACAAGACCACTTATTATATCCAAACTAGATGAATACTTTAGAGATAAGTCAATAACTATTCGTTCAACAAGAACTATTGATGAATTATTTACTTTTATTTGGAAAAATCAAAGAGCAGAAGCACTTCAAGGATATAATGATGATTTGGTATTAAGTTTGGCAATAGGATTGTGGGTAAGAGATACGGCACTTAGACTTAGACAAGAAGGACAAGACTTGACTAAAAGAATGTTAGATAAGATTGGACAATCATCTACAGGTATGGGTGGATTTGTAGGAAACTCTGCATTAGAAGACGACCCTTGGACAATGAGAATTGGAGATACCGAAGAAGATTTAAGAAATTGGATATAATATGAAAAAATATGATTTAGTAATAGGAACGGGTTGTTCATTTATGAACGGAGATGCTATTAATAATGAAAAAATGGAAGCGATAGGACATCATCATACACCTACACAATATCTTGCTGATAAACTTAAATGTGAATGGGTAAATCTAGCCCAATCAGGATCATCAAACGACCATATGTTTTCAAGATTATTAAATTATATAGAAAATAATAATTTAGAAAATAAAAAAGTTTTAGTTATTATTGGTTTATCAGAATTAGCAAGATTATTTTTAAAATATTATGAAACCAAAGATGTAGGAAGAGACTTACATCCCCATACTGTAATACTAAATGAAGAATATTTGTATAAAACTGCAGAAAAACTTTT